GGATTTCACCAGATATTGCTGATACTGATTTTTTTAATAAAAAATATTCTGGATTATTTGAACCATCATATTGATATATACTTATATTTACATCACTTAAAGAAGAAGAATATGTAAAATCTACATCTTGGTCTATATAAAAAGTTGCTTCCTCAGTAGAATTAAAAGTAGAATTAGCTCTTACAATTAATGCATAATCATAATCGGGTACATAAGAACCTCCTACTAATTTAGAAGGTACTAATTGAGATATATCTAAATTAACACTAGCTGCTGATGTAGTTTTTGGTGTATATCCCATAGCATATGCTAAATTATATAGATTTTCTTTATCCTGAGCAGTAGATAAGAATGTTTCTTGAATTTGGTTATCTGTATAAAAAGATAAAATATCTCCTACATATGCTGCCATTTCTAAAAACATCATTCCCGGATTTCCTTCACTAAAATCATTAAAGTTTTCTGGAAAATAAGTTTGAGAAAATTCAATAAGATTATTCTTAAATGAATTAAAATCTTTACTTAGATATTTTATTTCTTTTTCTTTAGGTGTATTTAATATTTTATTATAAGCCATTAATTAAAGTTTAATTGTATTGAATCTTCTTGATTATCTAAAATAGATCTATATGTTATACCTATAAAAGCTGTATGTTTATCTTCTGATAAACCCGTTGATATATCTCTAATTTGTATATTACCTAAAAATCTAGATACTTGTGTTTGAATTTTTTCTTTTAAAAATGTTAAATCAATATTTGATTCAAATAATAAATTTTTTACTCCAACGCCAAAATCTTCAAGACCTTCTCCTACTCTTTCTCCAGGTTGTGTTAATAAAATACTAATAAGATTAGCTCTATTTTGGTCTTCTACTGTTTCTGTACCTGAAAACATGTTAGTTTCATCTAAAGGAAAAGCTACCCCTATCGTAACATTTTTGTTAAGATCTAAGGGGTTAATTCTTCTTATTCCTTTTATTATAGGCATTATTTATTCTTTTTTTTATCTATTGCTTTCATTAAATCACTATAGTCTCTTGTAACTGCATTAGCTACTTCAGTAGGCATGCCTGCTGTATCCATGGGTAAAGGGGCTCCAGAAGCAAATGGTTTAGCTAAACTAGCAGGAGCCATAGATGATTGTGTGTTTGTATCTCCCGCAGCTGTTTCGTTTAATAAATCATTTAAAGTAGAATTCCCTACAAAATTTTGTTTTTTGAATGATTTTGGTTTTAATGATGATTTACCCATTATTTTTTCTTTCAAAGATGATTTTTGAGGAACTTCAATTAATTTTTCTGAATGTTCTATTATAGTTGGTTTTAATTCATCACGTAAATCTTCTTTAAGTGATTTAATTTCTCTTCGTAATGCATAATCTATTTCTTCTCTAACTACTTTTCTAATTAGATTTTCAAATGTTTTTGCTTTCATATTATGTTATTTTAGTTATAAATATAAGTTTTTTTTGTTTTTATCCATTTATTAACCATTTCCTGGGTAATCTGATCCTTCTCCTTGTTGTGGGTTAATAGTTTTAAAACTAATATTAAAATCTTCTTCAAGATTTTTATTAATAGTATAAATTCGTTGAATAGCTAGTGTATTTCCAGAACTTATTAACTGGTTATAAACATCACTATATTGTTGTTGTAAAAGTTGTAATAATTTATCTAAATCAGAAAGATTAGTAGTTGGATCTGGATTATCATTATTATTAGGATCATTTACAAAAGTATCACATCGTTGTTCATAAGATAATAAGAGACTTCTTATATATAATCTTAACTTAATTACTTCATTTTTTATAAATTGAATTTTATTTTTTAATCCAGTTAGAGGGGTTATTACTTCTCCTGCTTGAGTTTTAAAATGAGTTATTATAAAAGGTATAGTAGCAAATAAAGCTAAATATTCTCCTACTTTAGATTTAGCTGTATCTCTTTTTTCAGTTATTTGATCTTGTATAGCTCCGGAGCTTGTAGGTCCTGAATTTGCTAAAAATAATAAGGGAGATAACGTTATTATATATTCAAATATTTGAACTATATTTCTTAAAGCATCTGATGTTGTTTTGATTTTTCCTATTGGTCCACTACCAGCTTCATTAATAATATCATTCATTTTATCTTCTACTGATTGAAGAGTATCTAAGGCACTACTAGTTTGATTTTCTATTATTTTTAATCTATTATCTATTTTTGTAAATTTATCTTGAAATTTATTAGCTCCTTCTACACTACAAGCATCTTTATTTATATTTACTTTAAGTTTTTCTGTTAGTTGTTGGGGTGTAGGGATTTGTTTTTTTAATTCTATGATTTTCTTTTTTCCTTCATCTTTAACTTTTTGTTTAGCTCTTACTAAAACTGAATCTAATTGAGAAGATATTATATTTTTTATACTTTGAGTTGACATATTATACTAATTTAGTGTTTTGACTTTTAAATGATTCAAAATTATTTCTAACATTTTGTATTTCTCTCATTCTTTTTTGCATTATACTATAATTAGAAGGATTTAATCCTGTAGGAGTACTAGGTGTTGTTGATATAAAAGATATATTAAAAGATAAATCTTGATATATTTTTGCTATTAAATCTAATATTTCTACTAAAGACGATAATAATTCATCACCTAATACTGCTGGTTGTTCTGGTAATGTATTATCAAATTCTAAACCTAAATAAATATTAGGAGAATTTATTACAAATTTACTTTCATTTTCGTCTGAACTAGTATCAAAATGAAAACTACCATTAGTACTAAAACCTATAGCTTTATCAGAAAATAATAAAATACTATCTTCTTTTGCATTAAAAATTAATCTATCTGAGTTAATTAGTACTTGATTTCCTTGATATGATCCTGGTGCTTGTGGTATATATGCCATTATATTAAATTTTGATCTGCTATTTTAATGCCATGAGTATAATCTCCATTTCTACTTGTCCCTTCTGCTTTATACATTTCATGTAAATCTTCTCTTTGTGTTGCTATTGAATTAACTTTTATATTATTTTCTTCAACATAAGAAATATGAATCCATGTTAATGGATCTCTAGCTCCATCAACAAAATCACCAAATTCAGGATATTCCCAAATTAATTGATGGTATGCAGGTAAATTTTGATAACACCAATTCCATATTAAAGAGGCTTTTTGAGATACACTAAAAATATCAATAGCTAAACCATATTTGTGTTGTGAATTTGTTACTCCTCCTACTTCATTATTTAAAGCTTCACATCTATATGCTGATGTAATCCATATATCTTTATTTCCTGCGTTAGTATAAGGGGGAAAAGCTTTTCTTAAGGGATCTACAATATTATAATGTACTTTTTGTAAATTACTTTTTATTTTAGCAAAAGAAAATTCTGTTCCTTTAAAACTATCTACTCCTGGAAAATTATCTATTCCTTTTGCATTTGCTCTATTTGATACATAATATTCTTTAAAACTAAAATCTAATGCCATTTTATAAATCTTCGGTATTAATATTATCTGGTATATTATAACTACTAGGTATTTCTAAATCATCAGCACCTTTAAAGAAATCACTATCTAAATCTTCTAATGAAGTTCCTTCTATTTCATAATATGCAAATTCTGTATCCTCTATAGATTCTTCTATTTGTTGTAACTCTTCTGCAGGTAAATTAGATGCTCTATTTAATTCTATGTCTTCTTTTACATCTGATGTCATTTCAGTATCAGATATTGCTGGTTCTTCTTTTTGTATCTCTTTAAATATATCTTGACCATATGATTCATCATGCAATGAAGCTGGTTGAAAATTAGATAACTGCTGATCAGAACAAAGATACATGCTGGAATGATCTCCATCTATATCTTCTAATATTCTTTCTCCTCCCTCTATATTTTTTAAATTAGAACTTTGTCCATTTCTAATGATGGTAATAGGATTTCCTATAGCCCCTTCATTACTCCATCTATTAGGTTTTGATACTTTATTATTGTCTATAGTAGAACCAAATCTTATAGATTGTCCAAACCTACCTTCTATCGTAATATCTCCTTCATATGGAAGTAAAGGGTTTATAATAGAAGGATCCGGAAAATACTGTCCCTTATAAAATTCATTATTGGAATCTAAACTATCAGGATAAGCATCACTAGTAGGTAATTGATAAATAGAAATAGGAGGATGATAATAATAAATTTTTTTACCTGTTTTATTATAATCTTCATGAGGTTCTATAGTAACATGAACTAATTCACCTGGTACGGGATAATGTGATATATTATAATTAAAAGGTTTAGCTAGTTTACAATTAGAACAATCAAAATCTACTGGGGTAGGGTCATCTATAAATGTAAATAAAATAGATCCTATAGAATTTTCTTTTCCATAAAAATTATAATATTTTTCTTGTAATTCTTTATCTGTTATTATTTCTTGAACTCTAGCTAGTTTCATTTTGGTCTGGTGCTTCTATTTGTTTTGGTTTTTCAACAGTTTTAGCTATTTCTTCAGTTAAATCTTGAAGTTGAGCCATTTCTTCTTCTGTTAATAATCCACCATCACCTGAATTTACTGTACCTGTAGATAATCGTTGAACAACTGCTGCCATTTTTAATAAAGCATCATCATTTTTAACACTAATTTCCATATATTCTTTTATTAATGGAACTACAACGGTAGCATCACCTAGTGATTGTACTAAAGGACGTAATTCTGCAATAAGTTGAGCTAGTTGTTTAGCTTTTTTCTTTTGATTACCATGAATTTCTTTTAGTAAATCACTAAATGTTTTATCATCGAATAATATTTGATTTAGTGGATCCATACTATTTTATTATAAATATGGGAAAAATTAAACTTTTACGTAACCAGTTTCAATATATTCATCATATAATTTTTTATATAATTTTTTTAATATTTTAGTTACTTTAGTTATAACGGGAGTTTCTACTCCTGTCATTTCTCTTATATAAATATAAAGAGCTTTTTTATTAAATATTTCTAAATTTTCTCTACGTTTAAATAATATATTTACAGCATCACATACTTTTCTATCATGATCCTTTTTAAACATAGTAAACATATTTTTATCTACATATTCTGTAAAATAGTCTATAAAATCTTTTAGCTCTTTTTTACGTTCATCTCTTCCTAATTGGCGTAGTACTCCTTCATCTTCATCAGCTGCTAAAGGGTCTGCTTTTTGTTTTTTCTTTTTGTAATTATTATTATTATATAATATAAGATAATTTTTACCTACAATAGAAAAATAACTAAATGCTTTAGATCCTTTTTCGGGTTTCCAATAATCTAGTTTTTCTAAGAAAAAACAAACTACTTCATGTTTTAAATCTTCTAAGGACTCTACTTCTGTGTAATAAAATTTAAATGTATGTATTAAATTTTCAGCTAATTTATAAAAAGCATAGTGAATACGATTTTTGTAAATATCGTCTCTTTTTTCTTGACTAGGTGCAATTAAATATTCTTGTATAGCAGCATCTACATCTGATGTAAAATATTGTTTTTTTGATGGTTTTCTACCTCTTTTTTTCTTTAACATTTACAAATTATTTTAAAGTAAATTCATTTAAAGCTTCTTGTATTTTTTTAAGTTCTTCAAAAAACCATCCTATTTCATCATCTGCATAAAAGATATTTTTATTATCTAATTCTTTTAATCTTCGATCACATGCTTCTATAGCTTCACTTTGTTTTGATATAAAATCTTCTAATCTTTCATTTTTAATTATTAAATTTCTAATTATAAAAAAAGAAGATGTTAATACTATTGTCAATATAATGCTAAGGGTAATCATAATTAATCTTTAAAGAATGAATCTATAACATCAATAGTTGCTTTAGATAGATTCGGGTTATTTTCTGTGTTAACTTTTTTAGCTGCTCTTAATGTTTTATCACCTTTACTACCGTTTTTAGGTTTAGATGATTGTTTAGGTATTGAATTTGTAGTGCTATTCCAAATTTCAAATTCAATTTGAGCTGCCATATGGTCTGCTTGGTGCATTAATAATGGTAAATGTGACCTTAATTTTGTTTCTTTCATACCAGACATAAAATAAAACTTATTACTCTCATCATATAAACCATCATGTATTTTAATACCAATATATTCATTTTGACTTACTTTACATCCTATTTCTTGTAATAAAAATAAAGAACGTTCTGGTATTTTCATTGCGGGAATATTAGTATTAAATTTATAAACTTGACCTAATTTATCAATATGCCATTGTGAATCATTTAATTGATAATATTCACCTTCTTGTTGACCCATCTTGCCTAAATCATGGAATAAAGCAACAAAATGCATTTCTTCAACGGTGTATGTAGATATATCACCACCCATTTTATTCCACGTTTTATATAATTCATT